TCTGCTGTTAATGAGACGCTAACTTTAATAGCTGGTACTAAGCAAAGCATACCGACTAATGGGAACAGGCTACTAAAAGTAGTACGCAACGTTTCAGGCACTGCCGCCAGTAGTTCTATACGTTTGATAGATGGGAACATTTTGGACTCTCAAACTCCTGACTGGCATAGCGCCAGCGTTGGTGGTGCGGCGGCACACACTACTACAATAAAGCACTACATATATAATGACCAAAACCCTAGAGTTTTTTATGTATATCCCGGGGCGTTAGGCGCTACTGTCAAGGTAGACATTATCTACTCTGCAAACCCTACACCCGTACAGGCGCTCTCTTCTGTCACCCCTTGGAGCTCTGCAACAACTTATGCAACCGGTAACAGGGTCTCTTACAACTCTAAAGTGTATCAGGCGGCTTCAACCTCCACCGACCAGACTCCAGATGTTGTGGGCAGTACGTTTTGGACCGAGGTAACTGGATATGATTTAAGCATACCAGATATTTTTGCGAATGCTGTTATGAACTATGTTTTATACATGGCATATATGAAAGATGCAGATTTTGCTGGCAGCGCACAAAGAGCCGCTAATCACTACAACCTTTTCCAAACATCAATTACTGGTAAAGCGCAGATTGACAGCGTGACTTCGCCTAATGCTGAGAGAACTATACAACCAGTCGCGGGAGTTTAATTTATGGCGATTCAATATGAAGCGTTGTTCCCAGAAGTACTGCCACACGTTGCAGGCTGTTTAGACTCTATAGCAGAAAATGCTATCAGGTCCGCTACCATAGATCTATGCGAGCGCGCTGGGGTATATCGCAAAGAATTAGATCCTTTATCTTCTATAGCCGGTACGTTTTCTTACGACTTTGATGCCCCTATTGGGACTACAGTACACAGAGTTGAATGGATTACATATGACGGAGAAGAATTAGAGCCTATAAGTAGCACCTTACTAGAGCAACGTATACGCAAATGGAGAGAAGAAACTGGTCAACCCGAGTACTATGTACAACAGTCCAGTAATACTTTTTATTTAGCGCCAGTGCCTTCTAGTAGTATATCACTAGGTATACAGGTCAGAGCGGTGTTAAAACCAACGCACACGAGCTCAGCTTGTGATAATGACGTTATGAATAACTACAGAGATACTATAGTAAATGGGGCTCTGTTTAGACTTTTACGCATGCCTAACGTAGAATGGTCAGATATGAATGCTGCGGGGGTATACTCGAGCTTGTTTACTCAAGATGTAGTACGAGCAGAACAGGACGCACGCGGCGCGAACGTAGGTGTATATAGGAAGGTAAAATATGGCGGAATCCAAAGCGCAAAAACAGGATCGTGGCGTAGACGGACAAGAGACTACGGCAACAAGTATTAATCCAAGAGTCGTAGATATACGGCAAGAATGGGACTGGGTTAAAACAGGTATAGAAGAAGTGTTGAGGGAGCATCCTCAACTAACCTTCAGACCAGAAGATGTTTATACTGCTTGCGTTACAGAAGTAGCACTGCTTTGGGTAGCCCCTGAAGGTTTTGTTGTAACGACAGGAGAGACAGACAATTTTACTGGAGATAGAACGCTACTTATATGGATAGCGTGGGCAGAAGAAAGGGGTAAAAATTGCGCCGTAAAGTATTGGAAGTTTTTTGCAGAAGAAGCTAAAAACGCAGGATTTAGTAATTTAGAAGTAAGAACTCCAATACCTCAGATAGAGAAATACTTACTAGCTGAGGGCTGGATAAAGAATACAGTAATTTATACGAGAGAATTGTAATGGGATCAAAACCTAAAAAACAAGACTACAAACCCAGCAAAGCCGAAAAAGCATCTGCAGCAGTTGCGTATAAAGAGTATAAGTACTTCAAAGAGAAGTACGATCCACTGTTGCAAGAAATGCGTGATCAGTCTAAATCCACTGCCCCCACAAAAGCTTTGAGGGCTAGAGCTAACGCTGATGCGATGCAGGCGCTTACATCTCAAACAAATGTCGCACAAGCTACGGATCTCGGCCGCTCAAGCAGCTTAGCTAGCGGCTTACAGGGGCAGATGTCGCAGGCCACCCAAAAAGCTGACGCAGTACAAAGGAACTTACAAACCGGCGTACTAAAAACAGCTAGGGGGCAAGCCGCAACAGCTCAATCTGGTATGACACAGGCTTCTAAGTTAGATACTTCTGAAAACCTAACTAGAGCTCGGGCCAAAGAAACCGTTAGAAATGCTAAAAATGCTGCTATTGCTCAGGTAGCTGGCTCTGCTCTAGCACAGGGTATGGATAACATGGCTACTACTGGTACGAAAGGCCCGGGAGCTGGGTTAGCAGGCCCACCGCAACAAGTTAAGGGCAGTTTCTTTAACCCAGTTAACAGCGCTGGCGTAGCTCAAGGGTCTCCTTTAGCTACGTTCGGTACTGCAATTAGTAGCATATTTTAAGGGGGGTATAACATGCCGTATTTAGAGAGATTTAAACGACCTGCCCAAGAGTTGTACGAAAAGAACAGACCAAACGAACTCAAAAAAGCTAAACTAGATGTCGAAGGCAACAAACTTAAGAAAGGTTACGAGTTTGTTAATAATCAGTATGGGGATATTGTACAGCGTAAAAAGTCTAAAAAATTTAAGACAAGAATGAAACAACTCGGGTCGTATAAGGTAACCGAAGATCCGGATGACATATACGCAAGAATGACTCGCATGGAGTTTGATGATTATGTTAAAAACTACCGTGAATTTGAAGAAGAACAACTAGAACTAGCGCAAACAGATACGTCACTTATAGACCAAGCCCGGCAAGACAGTGATCCTATGAGCAGAACTAACCTAGGTGACGTAGCTCGCGGAGCGCAAGAGCGTAATAGAGAGAGGTACGGTGTGTCTCTAAATAGCGCGCAACAAAGTGCTTTGGCTAATACCAACCGAATGGGATCAGCCTTAAACCAAGCCCAAACAATGAACGACGCTAGACTTGCTCAAGAAGAAGCTAATAGAAGCAGATTAGCTCAGCTTATAGACATAGGCCAAGGCGTTAACAGTTCTGCTCAAGACCAAATGGGTGGAGCTGCGGCAGACGCTACGCAACGTAAAAATGCTTACACTCAAGCTAGGGCGCAGCATAAAGCACAAACGTATTCAACTCTAGGCTCGCTCGGTGGTATGGGCGTGGCTTTCTTAATGGGATTCTAAGGTATGGCGACTCAAGACGTAGGTTCAGCATTTCTAGCGGGGTTCAGCGCTATACAAGGCATGAACCAGCAACGCAAGGACAATCAGTTTCGTAACAGGCAGCAAGGCGAAATAGAGCGTTCTAACCTAGCTAATGAAGAATACAATAATAAGATTGCTTCTGTTAGAGAGAAGGAAGAAGCCCGCCTTCAAAATGTGCAAGACAGGCAGATTAAAGTAGAGAAAGCTAATAGCGCTATTGAACTATTCAGCGCCGCTGGCCTAGTTAACAAGAATTTTACAGGTATTGATAAAGAGAAATTCAATGAAGGCATAGTAAACGGCGATGCTGCTATTTTGGATATAGGTCTACAGCAGATAAATTCTAATGCCGAAAAAATGCTTGGCCCCGGCCTTACAGCCACCGGCATAGTCCCAGCCCCAGACGGGTCTGGTAGATATGCTGTTACCGTAAGAACTGCTGAAGGCGTAGACTCAGCTATAACTGAAAACAGAACTGCCGATCAGCAAGATAATGTTGTATTTTTTGACCCTGAGAAAATAACTAACTTAGCAGATTTAAGCTATAGAAAAACAGCAGGCGACGCAAGTTCTGTAAATATCACTAGAATTGTACAAGAGCAAAATGTAGTGGGGGCTGATGCAAACGCAGCAGAAACCGAACGAGATGCTCTAGATGGGTTAGAAGCCAACGCTCAGTTAGCCGATATAATTGACGTCGTGGCATCTACAGGCGACCGAAAAGCAATGTCCGGAGTTCTAGACCTCTTAGCATCTGGCGCCTCTTTTGAGGATTTTCAGAACGTGTTATCTCAGGTGCAGCAAGATATAGACCCAGAGGGAGACGTAGTTGGTCAAGGGCTTGAGCAAAAAATACAAACTAATATAGCAGATGTACAAGCTGGCGACAGAACCACGTTTGAAGAGGGTGGAGCCCGTGCCCAAGCAGAAGAAACTGTTCTCGCTGCCGCGGATGCTTCGCGATTGTTTCAAACTGCTGATTCTATCAGAGGAAATATTCAGCGTGCCAACATTGATAAAGCCTTAATAGATCCGACAACAAAACGCTCCTTCGGTGTACAGATGGAAGAATTTGACGCTGAAGTAGCCGCCCTTAAAGAGAAATTAGCATCGGGTAAGATAGGCGGTGAGCAATATGATAAAGAAATAGATAAGGTAAAGAAAAACCGTGACTTAGTACTCGGCAGGGCTAATAAAGCTTCTGTTAATAAGATAAGAGATTTGGAGTCCCGTAGAGATACTCTTATAGAAAGAGATCTTATGGAAGAGGCACAGGGCATACAAAACCAAATTGACACAGAAGTCGGTACTAAGTACACAACTGCTGGGTTAGTTAAACTAACTAAGGACTTGGAAGGTAAGTCTGATCAGCAAATTGATGAGGAAATAGATTCTGGGAAAATAAAAATAGATCCTCAGACTCTAAAAGACGCCGCTGAACAACTTAGAGAGAAAGGTATAAAAGACTTAAAGGACACGAGATTAGCTAATACAAAAGATCGAGCTATGATGCGAGCAGTTTTGGCCGCGAATGAGCCTGATGCTACTAACAGAAAAGCAATCAGATCTAGTATCGACAACTTGTTTTCTACAGGCGATCCTACTTTATCTACTAATCAAGCTCAGACAAATCAAATAAATCAAGAAAAGAATAAAATAGCTGTAAGAAAATTAAACCAAGAAGCTAAACAATGGCGCGAAGGGCAGTACGGAACCTTGAACGAGGACTTAGATACGTTCTATACAGGCGTTAACAAAGTAGTGTTTGGTGATGATTTCGAAGAAAATAACGTCAGCAAGAGAACTTCTAATGGCCTAGTGAGACAGTTTTTACCAACTGTGTTAGCTAGAATACGTAATACGGAAGATCCAAAAGTTAGAGACGAATGGACAAGAGCATTTGGCGCTTTAATTAGTACTACGGTTGCTGGCTATGCCCAAGATAACGATGCCGGTTGGGCTGGGAATATAGCTGCATGGTTTAGACCTAATGCCAGAGACAGCATTCAGTCAACTGATTTCGAGATAGAAAAAGTTAAACCTGTTTACTCATCTAAAGGTAAGGTCACTGGGTATGTATATACAGATCAATATGGCAGAAATACAGACTCTGTAATAAAAGCTGGAAACCTTAGAAAACTAGATGCGAAAGTAGAAGATGCCTTAAGGGCAGTAGTGACTCAACGCCATCCATTTACTGGCAAAAAATAAGGAGCGGTTAAATGGCCGATCCTAACGACTATCTATCTACACTAAGCCAATCAGTGTTAGATTCCGGCGTTCCTGATACTACCGTAACAGCGGATACCCCTGAAACAGAAAACAAAAGAACCCTGTCCGAAGCTTTTTCTGACGGAATGTTGCAGGGCGTAGAAGGCATGGCTGCAGATGTCGAGTACTTTAAAGTGTTAGCTAAAACGCTTGTAGGTGCAGACGAAGAATCTATAGCCGACAACATAGCCGAAGCCAGAAGGTTGGAAGAGAGCGCTAGTCTTGCAGTAAAAGACATGGACACGTTCGGTGAGTTTTTAGAACAACCAACTGTAACTGGGTTTCTTGAGCAAGCCGTTAAGTTTAGTGGCCAAGCCGTACCTAGTATGGCCACAACTATATCAAGCGGCGGCGTTGGTGGCGTTGTAACTGTCTTAGGTAGAAAAGGTATAGGTTATACTGGCAAAAAAATTGCTGAGCGAATCGGTCGTGACTCTATAGAAAGAACAATAAAAGGTACGGCTACCCCAGATGAGAAAGACTTAGCGAACTCTTTATATAGAACTTTCAGAAACGGTAGTATAGGCGGCGCATTTGCAGCTGAGTATGTACCGCTATCTGGCTCTAACTTAGGTGAAGCTTTGGACTCTGGCCAAGAGCTTGACAAAGGTCAAGCAGCTAGAGCAGCGTTGGTTGGTGTACCTCAAGCTACGATAGGCGTAGCCGGTGAAGTAGCTATAGTAAAACTGCTCGGCAATATAGCTAAAAAGAGAGCTGTTAAAGAGAGCTCTACTTTTGGG